CGGAGATATTATTGCAGATTTAAAACCAGGAGAAGGATTCTTTTCACCAGTTAAAATTGATGGTGCAGGAGATGCTTCTAATAATTTGGATTTAGATGCTGCAACAGCTGCACAAAAAGCGCAGTTTTTACTTTGCGATGCGCTAGACGCATAATATGAAACTTAAAGTATTAAGGTATAACTCAGAAGCAGACTCTACTAACGGTCTGCTTTTTGAGGTTAATGATTTGGGTAATCAGTTTTTATGTTATACCTTAGAGGACGAAAAAAGAGTTTTAAAAGTTAAAGGTGAAACTAGAATACCTGCTGGTATTTATAATATTGAATTAAGAAAAGAAGGTGGATTTCATAAAAGATACTCTAAAAAATATTCTGATATACATATCGGTATGCTTCATATCGTTGACGTGCCTGGTTTTGAGTTTATTCTTATACATACTGGAAATACTGATGAACATACTAGTGGCTGTCTTATTGTTGGAGATTCCCAAGAAAACAATACCATTATTAAAGACGGATTTGTTGGAAAAAGTGTCAATGCGTATAGACGAATTTATCCAAAAATTGCAAAGGCTATAGATAATGGTGAGGAGGTAACAATAGAGTATATAGATTACGATGGCAGAGTATGAAAAAAATAGAAGTAGATACGAGACAGATAGAACTCGTAAAGTTAGTGAAGTAGAACTTGACAGATCGGGTACTCGTTTTATTCCTAAGCCATCTTATTCACCAGTATCTTCACAAGTAACAACATCTTCAAGACCAGCACCACAAACACAAAGCTCTCAAGTCACGCCTAATCAATCAACGGCATCATCTGTATTAAGTCCACAGGCACCTACAGTTATAGTAAATACAGAAGATACACAAGGTGGCGGTATTAATATTTTTAAAAATGTTTTGTATACTACAGAAACAGGTAGTAATTTTTTAAAAGTGTTTGATAGTAATACTGATGGTACTTTAAGAGATATTTTGTTTGTAAATAGTAATACAACACAAAATCTTACATTTAATTTATTACTTTCAAGAGTTGATATAAAAACAATTACAGCTAAGTATCCAAATCAAACTATAATAAATTCTAAAGATACTGTATATCTAGCAGCTAATATGTTATTAGCGCAAGCTGGTACAGCACCAAGTAATCCTAAACAGCTGTCATTATCTGAGATAGTTGGAACTACACAAAAAATTATTTCTGGTAGTAAACCATTTTATTTATATATTTACAAAATAGCTGACCAAGGTCAGTTAGATGTAACTGTATTAAAATAAATTATGGAATACGAAAATAAACTGCCAATTTGGATAACAGATTGGACTTTTGAAATGCCTAACACTAAAGTAAAATATGTAGCAAAAGATGTATTTGCTAAGGGTTGGACAGAAGAAGAAATAATTAACAATGCTATGTTAGTAAATAAAGCATTGGATAAAATAAAACTAAGAAAAAATAAATATAAATTGAAAGTCAAAAATGTTGACTTAAAATCACAACATGGCTACGGACCAAAATATGAGAATGAAAAATTATTCCAATGATTAATGAACAAATAAAAGAATATTTATTATCTAATCCAGAAAAGTTAAACAAAGACTATCATCAAACAGCAATACTATTTGATACAAATTACGAAAAAGTACGTAGTATAGCTAGAAGATTACGCGGTAAACTGAATCCATCATCTAAAGAAAAGACATCGTTTGAAGAAAACAAGTCAGGAGCGATAGCTACATGCGAAGATAGCAATAGAGTTAAATCGCTAGATGACCTTTTAAAGGCTTGTAAGGTAGATACAGAAGTATGGTATGTAGAAAGATATGATATAGGTACATATGAGGTTACAGGCTTTGATAAGGCTAAAAGACCTATAACAGTACCAATGTTTAGAACAAAGGCTTGGTTAAAAAAGATTGATCCTTTACTAAACATAGAAAAAATAAGAGAGGAGCTAGTCAATGACTTAGTTCCTCTTTTTAATTCTAAACCACATAGTATATTAAGACCAGATAGTTATAAAGATGATGATCCACATCTACTAGAAATTAATGCTTGTGATTTACATCTTGGAAAAATAGGTATAGACGGAGACGAATATAGTTTAGAGATAGCAAGAGGACGAATGATAGATGCCTTAACCCATTTAGTCAAGAGAGCTAGTGGATACTATATAAATCAAATATTATTTGTAGTAGGTAACGACTTTTTAAACTCTGATGGTGATTGGCCTATTGTAAGTACTACTAAAGGAACACCGCAATACAATACTGACAAAGGTATAGAAGTTTATAGAGCGGGAAGAAAGTTAATAGTAGAGTGTATACAAATGTTAGTAGAGTATGCAGATGTACATGTTAGTGTAGTTCCAGGTAATCACGACAGAGAGTCTATGATGCATATAGGTGATGCTTTAGAAATGTTCTATTCTGAACATGAAAATGTTACTGTAGATAATAGTAACTCTATGATGAAGTCTTATGTATATGGTAAATGTTTAATAATAAATGATCATGGCGATGGACCTAAGTTAAATGATTTACCAGGTATTGTTTCTCAAAGATATAGAGAAATATGGAGTGATGTAAAATATGTTGAGGTTCACCGTGGGCATTTACACACAAACAAAGCATATAAAATGCAAGCAGTAGAAGAGTTAAATGGTCTTACTGTACGTAATTTATCATCTATGTCAGCTACAGACGAATGGCATGATATGAAAGGCTATGTAGGCAACATTAAAAAAGCCTCTGCATTTGTTTGGAGTAAATACAACGGTGTGCAAGCCAAGTTAAACTATAATGTTAAAGTTAACTAGGCCAAATAACAACTAAACTACTCATTAATTTCAGGCTCAAGAATATTGTAAATTTTTGGATCAATATCCTTAATCTTTCTGTACAGTTTTCTAGCTTCACGCTTTGCGTTCTCTCTAGCAGTTTTACTTATATCTGTACCAGTAGCTTCATTAATAATTATATGAGCTTGTTTAAGTAATTTGTGTGTTGTTTTTTTCATTTTGAATTGTTTATAGCTAATAAAGCTTTATCAACTTTTTTAAGTTGTTTAACAAGCCATCTTCTGTAAGCGGTTAATCTTCCTTTATAAGTCATATTAAAATATATATCTAATTGTGTTCCAAGGTATTATTTGGTCATGCAAATCTACAAAAGATTTTATACATAAACTTTTTATATCTCGTTTATATCTAATATTTTCACCACCATATTGTGATGTTTTTGTTTCTTGTATTTGTGGAGCCCATAAATGATCCTCACTATTAATAAGTCTAGAAAGGTTTGTAATATGTTTTTTGGCGTTATGTGTTAAGAATATAACCTCAGCTTTTACAACATCTTTATATTCTACATAATTATCCAGCATAACAAACAAATCTTCGTAATCTTCAAGCCATCCTTTATATAAAATAACAGGACTAAAGTTTACGTGTACATCATATCCTGCATCTATAAAAGCGTTAATAGCTTTGATACGATCAATTATTTTAGACGTATTAGGTTCATGTATATCAGCCATTTTTTGTGGCATTAAACTAAACCTTATACGTATTTTTCCTTCAGGATTATACGTACACAAATCAGGATTAACATATTTAGTAGCAAAACTACCCATAGCAACAGGATGTTCTTTGAAAAAATCAAATATACTTTCCCAGTCATGATACTTAGCGTGTAAAGCAAAGTCTTCATTACAACTTATATCGTATGTTATATATTTAGGATGTGTTTGATTTGGTTTATCAACGCAAGCAAAATAAGCATGGTTGTTTATACTTGTTAGTATATCTTCAGAATTTGTAGCAATACTCAATCCAGTAGGCTTGTGTCTTTTCATGTAGCAATAGCTACAATCATACAAACATCCGTGTCCGAAACTAGGGCTAATAAAATCAGTTGATCTACCAGACTTTCTAATTTTAAAAGTTTTCCTAGTGTCCTTTGTTATCATGATAGTTTATTTTTAATGAATGTAATTAGCTCATTCATCTTACGCTTATAGTATAGGTCAAAATCTATGTATGTAGTAATTCCTTCACTATTAGTTTCTTTAGGTTGTTGTTGTTCCCAAAGCACGTATAACACATTACGCAATCTTTGCGATGGTGTTTTTTCTTGAAACTCTCTATCTATAGTAGCAGATTCTACAGCGTCTATTTGTTTTTGTGAAATAGGCATAGTAGATATAACTACATATCCAGGTTGTTTAAGCATAGAGTACATTTGACCTACAATATCAGGTGATAGTTCAGGTGTACCTACATTAACTCTTACAGTATTGTCAGCCATTGTTTTAATGCCATCAATACCGCCTTCAAATACAATTGTGTTTTTACTCATTTTCTTTTAATATTTGCAGTTTTATTTCGACCATAATGTCCATCATTTTGTCGTATAAAATATCGACCTCAACATCGTGTTTGCTTTGTTTTACAATTTCATCATCGTATTGTTTAGCAACTTTAACTAAATGATTAAATTTCTTTTTAAGCAAAGATGAATGTACGCCTTTAAGAGCATACAGCTGTTCGTTAAAACATCTAAACATTGCAATGCACAATGCTATGTCTACGTCATTTTCATTCATCAGTAATTTGTTTAATATTTGGACTTAAACAAGATGTACATAATGTATCTTTAGCTCCACTTATCCAGTTTTCACCACAGTCATCACAAACATACTCGTATTTAAAATCTATTTTGATTAATGTTTTCATTCTAATCATTTTATCAAATTGATCTTTTGGATCTCTTGGTATATGATCAAACCAAAGTTTGTCTAATAATAAATTGGCCTCTTCTTTAGTTTCTGGGAGGTTATCCATTATTTTATCTCTGTAATCATTATCATAAGGACAGAGTTGTAACAAAGATTCTATCTTATCTATTTGCCAGTATTCTATAGGTTCCATAGTTAAAAGTTGTTAGAGGCCAAAATCCCTGGAGAACCAGGGACTTCGACAACCAACTATGAATACACAAAGGACAGAACTGTCCGAGAAGAAATACAAAGATACAAAATATCTTATTTTATTTCGTTTTCGGAATAAGCTATTTTCAACAATACTAAATAACCTATCAAATCATCGACAGTATCTAATGTATTGTGATTGATGCCTTTGTTTTTAATTCGCATTAACTTATCGTCAATACGTGCAGAAATGCTATCAACAGCGTTACCTTTTGAAAAGATATTGGCTGGTTGTGTTGCTGAGTTACCGTAAGAGTTGTTCTTACTAATCAACAGATCCGTTATCTGCTGTAGCTCCGATCTTATCTGAGCTGTCATCAGATCCTTCCTTTCTATTTTCTTCATCTATGTCGTTCATTCGTTTTAATATATTCAATGCGTCAGGTATCATCATACAATACTGAAACAATGCGCTTTCTTCTGGGCTATGATTAGCCTTATCTTTTTCATTGTACACTTTGTGTACCCATGTTAGTAGCGCAATTTCATGCGCTTTTAATGCTTCTGATAAATTTTCAAGTACTTTATATACAGATAAATCTACTTTTACATCTTTACCGTCTACGTTTATTTTCTTTTTAGTGTTTTTTGTTCTATTCATTTGTGAGTTC